GCACCTGCTGAGCCTCTGCCCGTCGCTGCTCTGCGATCATCGGCGCCGCATCCTCGATCTGCGTCTGTAGCTTCGCGAACGCCGGTGCTGCCTGGGCCAGTGGGGTGACGGCCGCCTCTGCCTTTCGCATCAACTCCATTGCCGTGGCTTGCCGCTCGATGATCTGCTGGATGGCCACCTTACCAATGGATTCACGTTGCGTTTCCAGAAACTGCTGGCCGATTGCCGGAACATCAAACATCATTTGCATGCGAGCATCAAAATCTCGCAACGCATTAAACTGCTCGATCTGCTGCTTATTGACTCGTGCAATACTGCCGTCTTCCAGCTTTACTTCACGCTCTGGCGTGAACGTCCCGAGGCGGGTAAAGAGCATTCGCATTGTTGTGGCCGTGTTGGCCATCGTAGGGTCGGAAAGAATTGTCGAAATTGTGCCCGCCAATTCCAGCGCTCGTTCTGTTGTGACGGCGTTCTGCCGCGGCATATTGGCAGCCGCAGCCGCCAAGCCTGGGCCGATGTTCGTAACAAAGTCGCGAATATTCACGCCACGGGATTCGGACTGCATTTGAAGCAACTGCCCCAACGCCGCACGGAAATCTTTTGTTCCTCCAGCGCGGGCAACGTCCAATGCTCCGCCAATCAACGGCAACGCGACAGCGGCTTTCAAGATCCTGCGGAGTGCAGTTTGGAAAGTGAAGAAGGAAGTGCATTGTGGCCGATCATGGAATGGCGACGGTCGTTGAACTGGTCAGAGTCTTGCCGTGAAGCGTGATAACCGCCGAGCCGTCGTCATTATTGCTGATGCTGACGCTTCCGGTGTCTGCCAGCCCAGCCGCAAACGTGAATCGGATGTTGTCGCTGCTGGCGCTGTACACACCGCTGTCGGCACGGCGCCGGAGGTAGGCGTTTGCGGACGTCATCGCGGTCCAGTCGCCGACGGTTCCAGCCACGGCCGCAAAATCGTTGACGGTGATTTCCATTGTGGGCATGATGGATTTAATCATCGCGCGGGTCGGCCAAACAGCCCCAGAGCCCAAAGGCGGTTTGACGATCTCCAGCCCCGGGGTGACTCGCACGGACTGAACACCAGCAATCAGCGTGGCGTTGATGTAGACGGGGCCGAGAGCGAATTCAGCATTGAACGACTGGCCCCCAAGAGCTTGCCCGGTGGCGTCGTCTGCGCCTTTGGTCACGCCGTCAGCGGACAGCCAGTGCAGGTCACACTGACAGGTTGCGAAATCGCCGTCCTGCGTGGCTTCAATGAGCGTTGGCACCAGCAAGGCATTTGCCCCAGTGATTGCATCATGGTTGCTGCCACTGGCAAACGTGCCGCCGTTTGACCGGCTTTTCAAGGCCACGGTGATCGTGGAACTGGTCGCCAGCGATCCGCCCGAAATGAAGGCTCCGGCGTTCAATGCCAGCAATGCGGCAAGGTCGCCGCTGGTGATCTGTGTAACCTCGCCAGCCGCCTTCCCAGACACCTGTGAAATCGTGGCGCCGCCGGAAGTCATTGCCCTCCGGTGCTCCTGATTGGTGCGATGGTCAGCCGCGGTGATTTGCCGGATGGTGGCCGCGCCAAAGATGAAATCTGCAAGCGTGAAAACAGCCATGACTCACTTTGCCTTTCGGTTGCGTTTGCGTTTGTATTCGGGGCTGCCTGCCCCCTTTTTGTACATTCTGGCCATTGTCATGCGGTCCTCACGGATCTCGCCTTTTGTCACCTTTGCGATTTCGTCCTTTTGCCACTTCGCGAGCCGTCGGTTTTGTTTCGCCGAAACCCTTGCCCGCTGCTTTGGCGTCATCTTTTCAAACTCATCCTGCGGAATGAATTTGTTTAACCGACTCCGCATCACCAGCCGTGCGCCGTACTGGGTCGCCGTGACTTTCTTCCGGAGGTTTCGATAGAGCGCCCCAGTGCGATAGTTGGGCCGCTTATGGCCGAATTTCTTTTGCTTCCACTTGTTGTAATTCGCCTTTCGCTCACGCGCCCCGTAAAGCTGGTGGGCTCGTTCTTCAAAGTGCCATTTGATCCGTCTGTCTGCGTGCGATTGTGCGATGTGCCGATTGATTTCTCGCATCAGCCGAGCGTGCATTCGCGAGGTTAAATTTGCCCTCGTGATTTGTAGTTCCAGCCTCAGCATCAAACCACCTCAACCACCAGCCCAAGCTGCAGCATCCAATCTGCCCGCCCGTCATTGTCGTCTGGGTCAATTGGTCCCGGCCGCCTGGGTATCGTGATATCCCGCAGCATGAGCTGCCCACTGCCATTCACCGCCCCGATGCTATCCGCCAGCAGTGCCGACACTTGCTGCCAGACCCATGAACACTGCTGCGAATAGTCCGCGATCTTGTCCTCTGGCACGGCGATTTCAAAACGGGCTTCGACCGTCAATCGACCCCGAGCTGTACCCTGCCAGTCGAAATTCGTCGGGTCAATGTCAAGCCAGCAAATAGGAGCCAGTGTTTCCTCAGGTGCCGCGACAACGCCGCCAAGGTAAATTCGCTCTGACGCCTCTGCCGACGTTGTCACGCCGCAAATGGATTGCCAGGCAGCAAGACTGGCCAGCATCGTGCGAGCGTTTGTCAGCAGTCCGAGAACGTCAAGGCGAGCCATCAGAGATCCCCCGTCCGCAGAGTTTTACCGCCCCGCATTTCAGGGATTGTTTGTGTGATGCTGACCACCACGGCCCCATCTTGCTTTTGACTGACCGCCTCAACCTGAGCGAGGTCCGCGCCGATCCGGAAAGCATCGTGCACCGTCACGGTCGCGGAACTGCTCAGTATGATTTCGCCGCGGCGTCGAGTGCCGCGGCCTCTTTCCTCTGTTGGTTCCGTCGGAAACCAAGTCACGATGCCCGTCAAGATCTGCTGCTCTGACTCATTGCCGTTAATGTACCGCCGCACCTGGACCGCGAAATCGTCGAGGTCCAAAAATACGTCGGAAACATCGCTGGCAATGAGGTCACGCAAAGACATGCTCAGACACCGTAAGCGTAGTTATAGGCGATTTCAACCAGTGCGATCGTAACCGACGGCGTGCCGGTGCCGGAAGCCTTCTGGAGAGTGACGTAAGGCTGCACGTTCTGGCCGGCCGCAACCGCGGACATATTGAACGTGGTGCCAGCCGCCACTCGCTCGCCTTCGATGTAAAATCGAACGTCGTTCAGGCCGTTCGTGAAGTCGATCAGGAACGTCTTGTAGACGCTGGCCAGTGTGTAGCCAGTGGCTTTGTCATCGTTGTCCGTGGTGGCGTCGTCGGTTTCGGCAACAACAGCGGTCAGCGAGGCGCTGCCCTGCATGCGAAACCATGCGTTGACTGCCACGCTGTCGGGGGTTGCGTTGCGAGCCGAGGCCAACCCGAAACACAGCGTCGTAACAGAGTCAATGCCGGACACCTGAGCGACAAATTTCGCGTACTTCACGGCGCGAATGTCGAAGGCCAGCACGTCGTTATGGAAGAGGGTAACTTCTTCCGCTTCGCTGGTCGCAGCGAGCGTCAACTTTGCTGCGCCGCCGTCCTCGGTGATTGCAAGGTACGTCGGAGTGCCTGCGCTGCTGGTGTCGCTGACGGCCCATCCATTCATGCCGGGAGTTGCAGCAAATTCCTGCGCCCGGTCAAAGAGATCCTGCCAAACCTTGGTGCCACGAGTAACCATCTGAGAGCCTTTCTGATGCCCCTATTCGGGGACTGTGCTATTCGCCGATCAGTTCGGCAAAATCGGGGGCGACACAGCGCCGCCCCCGTGTTCGTCAACCGATGCCCGATCAGGCTCCGGCGTGTTTCTGGATGCCGCGATGATTCAGAGCCTTCGCCCCGAACGTCTGCAGCACGTAATAGGTAATGGAAAGATTGTGCTCGTCCGGCACTGTGCGAATCCGCGGCGTCTCCTGGCCCTGCAAGAAGGTCACTTCGACGGTGTCAATTCGACGAGGCTCGGCAAACAGGTACCAGGCAGTGGCACTGTTGGCGTCCAGCAGTGGCTCGACGATCAACTGCAGATTGCGGTTGATGTTTGCAACGCCGCTTTGCGAGGCGTAGGGGTCTGCGGTGGACTGCAGGAGCGTCAGGATGGTGGCACGCAGGGCAGCGGGCACGCAGATATAGGCTGGCATCAGCCCGAGAATGTCCGGACCTGCACCGCCTTCCGGCGTGTTCTCGCCACGCATCACCATCATGTTCTGCGTCAGCAGGTTGATGGCGGTGGTGTAGTTAGAGACCGAGCCGGTTTCCAGATTCTTTTGCTTGCGGTTGCCGCTCACGTCGGAAAACAGAGCCACGCCGTCACTCATCAGCGGGTTACTGGTGATCTGCGACCACGCCACAGCGTTGACCGTGCGGGCTGCTGAGTCACCGAGACCCAGCGGAACACGGGTCAATGCGGACATGTCGTCGTTCACAATCAGCTTGTAGCTGAAATCGACACCCAGCGAACGACATTCAACCGCGTAGAATTCGCGTGCGTCGGCCATGCTGGCACGGTCCGGATCAGCCGCATCGTTCCACACCGGCAAATTCGGAATGCCACCCAACCGCAGCCGATGAATCGTCTTGAAGTCGGCCACCGATTCGCCCTGACGCATCGGACCCCGCCACGTCGCCCGGACTTCCTGATACCCGATCATCATGGACTTGTTGATCGCATCCAGCGTGAGGTTGGCGAAGCTGCCGGTGGTGTGCAACGGAACGTCAGTCCGCAGCCCACGAATGCCGGCAACCTGCGGACCAAACATCGCACACTGTGCAATCTGTTCGCGGGTCAGACCCAGCGTATTGATGCCCTGCGCCCGAACGTATTCGGTCGCCATGTCCAGCAGTGTTGCGTGACGGAACGGTGCAGCCGCATTCCGCTGTTCGGTCGTGACGTACTTGCCCACCTTCTCGCTGTGTCCGCCCAGTGCAGACTCAGCAGCACGGGCAATCAGAGTGGACTGCAGATCGCTGCGCAGGCGGTCCATGCCGGTGCTGAGAACTCGCACGTTGCCGTATGGCAGCGATTCGCTGGCCTTGGCCTTCGCGTCCTGCAAGTGCTTGCGAACGGCAGCCACGTCGGCACACTTGCGGGCATTGTCGAATTCGTACGGCAACCCGGCCAGTTCGCAGAGTGAACGCACGTCGGCCTCGAAGGCGTCTCGCTGTGCGTTGGCGTCTGCGATTGCCTTGCGGGTGGCTTCTGCAACCATGGTGGCCAACTGATCGGCGTTGACCGCAGGCGGGGCAGATCGCTGCGGCTCTGGTGTTGCCTGTGGCTGTGGCTTCTGTTCGCCGAGCTTGCTGGCGTTGTCGATCAGCCACCGCTGCGCCTGTTCGTCGGTGTATTCTGCTGGCATCCCACGTGAGACCAGCAAAGCGCGAAGTTCTGGATTCATCTCAAACCTCTCATCTTGCGAAAACCTGATCGCTGCCGGATCGAGTCCCCGCAGCTTTGCCTGTGCGTCTGCTCCGATGGGAGTCAACGAGACTTCCCGCAGTCGCCATTTCGTCACCACGTTTACCGGCCCCGTGAATTCGCGGCCCGCAATCGTTTTCGTTGTGCCATCCGGCACGTATGTTTTCTTCAGGACTTCATAGCCCACCGAAACGTCGGTGATGTGACCATCACGAACGCTGCTCAATGCGTCCTCACCGCTCGCCGACTTGCCAAACACCAGTGTTGCCGTGATGTCGGATTCGTTGACCGTGATCGCCCGTGCACTGCCCAGTTGGTCCTTGACGCTGTAGCGGTTGTGGCTGTCCAGAAACGGAATCTGTCGGGACTTGGGGAACTCTGCCCCTTTGCTCAGCAGCACCTCGGAGACCATTTCCATCCGTGACCAGTCCGGCATCAATACCGGAGTTTCGGTGCTGATAACGGCCTGAACACTGCGGCCATCTTCGCTGAAGGTTTTCGCCCGCACGTCCAGCGAACGAAAGCCTGGATTCTGCATCGACGCTGCCAATGCCTCAGACCGTCGTGACATGTTTCACCTCGTGTTTCGCGCTGCGTGGTTCTGCTGGTGCTGCTGCCTCTGCGTTCGCCTGCGCAACGGCAATCTGATCGGCGGTATCCACGCCCAGAATGTTGTTCACAACCTCGGGCGGTATGCCTTTGGTCTCTGCGATTGCGTACAACTCGGCGGTGTCGTTCAACACGTCCCGCCAGTTTGTGTTCACTTTCGCCGCCTCCATTTGCAGGCTGCTCAGTCCTGCGTGGATTCGTGCCGCTGCTGCCTCTGCATCGTCTTTTGGATTGATGGACAGGGCAATCGGACCCTGCCATTTCGCCACCGAATAGCGGCCCGGCTCGGCTTGGAATTCCGCTGCTGACACAATGCCGTCAAAGAAATTCGACAAGATGCCGGCACGAATCACCGCCTCATAAATTGGCTGACAGAATGACGATGCGAACCATTCTTGAACGTCATGCAGTTCGGGCCATGCGTCGTTATCCGCCGATCGCTCGGAACTGAATGAACTGTTGCGATAGTCGCCGGTCAGTGTGGAGGACTTCACGCCGGGGAATGCGCTGGCTGTCTGTCTCTGCAGGTGCTGGACGAATCCTTCGGGATTCATGTTTGGCTGACTGGGTGACAGCAACTCAAACTTGCCGTCCTTCCCCACATTCAGCATCATTCCCGGCTGAATCTTCGTGACCGTGTTTCCGTCTGCGTCCGTTAGGTCTGACCCGTCAATCGAGGACGTGACCGGAGTAACGCCAGCAGCCAGCCCAACCCGTGCGGCTCCAGTCGGCTTGCTGTACGTCCCCACGATGCACGCGGCCATCGCCGTTGCCTTCAGAACGTTGTAGTCCAGATCCTCAGTGTTGCGTGTCTTGACCAACGCGGCAGCGAACCACGGAATGCCTCGCAGTTGGTCGATGTCTTCCTCGCAAAACAAATGCCCGATCTGATCCACACTGAACCGCCGGACGTTGCCCACCTGATTTGCAGACGCCCATGCCGGTTGAATGCGGACATGATACGCCACACGTTCACCGTCGGCGTTCAACTCGATCCCGCGATAAATGCTGTGACCTTCCGGAATCTCAGTGCGGACAATTTCGGATTCGTCGGCCAGTCTGCAGGCGTCAATCATTTGCAACGTCATTGGAATCGGCAGGTCATGCCGTCTGCGTTTGGCTTCGTCAATTGGGACCAGTCGATACAGCGTATCGCCGCTGAGAATTGTTGCCCGAAGTGCCAATTTCTGAAGCTGTGCGAACGTTGAACCACCGCGTCCGGGCAATCCTCGTGAATCAAAACCGCTCTGAATTCGCTGCCACAACTCTTGTGCCTTCTCTCGGAACGCCACGTTCGGCGTACCGTCGGCGTTCATCGCCAGCGACTCCGGCATCATGCCCCGCGCGCCGACCACTTTTGACACGATCGTTCGCACGATCTTGCGGGCTGATGGATTGTCGCGAAACAGATCCCATGACTGCGACCGCAGCGAATCAACCCGGCTGCCGGAAACTTGGTTTTCCTTCGTGACTGGCTGCGCCAACGCATTCAATCGCGTCACGTTTGCCGCTGCGTAGGGACCGCGTGGTGTGCCAGTCAGTTGTGCAATCTGCTGGAGCGATGCACGCGCAGCCATGCGCTGAAGTGCGAGCGAGGGGGACAGGTAGGAAATCAGCCGATCCAGTGCGTTCATATGGTGGCCTCCTGCATACTCAGGAGCGTTGCCATCCCGCCGGAACTGGTGCTGCCGTTGCTGATCTCGTCCATCAACTGCTGCCGGAATGCCTGCAAATCCTTAAGCTGCGCCATGGCCTTAGCGCGACCGGCGACAGAATAGCTCTGTGCGGTCAGGCAGTTCAGGATCGCCGCGTTGGTGGCGGCCAGTAGGTCGTTGGCATCCGTCATGGTGTGCAGTGTCTGGCATTTTGCACCACCACCGCACTACCAACACTACCAATCAGCGTTGGCCGTCCAGAAATACCTGCCGTGACTCCACCACCACTGACGACAACACAACACGCACAGACCAGGTATGCCCGCACGGCCCCAGTCCGTCAGCGTTCCGTGACTTGCAGCACTTGTAATACCTGACGCTGCCCTGCGTTGAATAGGCGACACCATACCCGCCGCGACCATTCCAGCAGACCGGGCAACGTCGATATGCCTCAATCTCACGCTCAACAGGTGCTGCTGGCTCCTGCCGCGGCTTCGGCGCCTGCTGTTGTCCCTTGCGGTGCTTACTCATTCCACCTCCTGCCGTCCGGTCGTCTCTCGCCTGCATTCAGCACCGCCCTTTTTGTTCTGACCTCACTGCGTCCGGGAAAACCACCGTGTTCCTCGGCATAACACAATGCCAGCGCCAAACCATACCGCAGCGCATCCCGAAAGTCATTCGGAACGCCTTCATCTCGCTTCACCCACAACAATTTTGCGTTGCCTCGGTTGTCCACTCGATCGCTGATCGTCGCGTTGCACAGCTGCTCAAGAAATTCCATGTCCCTGTCAGCCCCCGCGCACAGCGTCAATGCCTCTGCGGTGCCCGGTTCGCGGTCGTCCAGTCGTGCCTGCAGGTCTGTTTCCCAGTAGTCCGTTGCGACCGTCAGCAGCATTTGCCCCGCATGGTCTCCAGTCTCGACCGCATTCAGCTTGTGCGGCTTGCCTCCGAGATCATGGTTGGCGCCTTTGCATGGTACAGCCCCGGCATGAAGGTTACACCAGTCGTATGTTTGCTTCGTCGCCCATCCTGAGTCAGCCGCAACTGCGTGAACCGTGATGTCGTTGCCACCGTCCGCGTGTTGGTACGTCCGGGTGACGGTTTGCTGCCAGACCTCCTCCAGTGTCTGCGTCAGTCCGTAGTCCACCACGTGCGCCCGCCAGTCGTTGCCATGTGCGAGCACCACGTACAGCCGAAATCCGCCCTCCGCGGCCTGCTGGTCAATCGTGACCGTCACCAATCGGCCCCAATCCGGGACAACACCGCGGGGAATCTCAGTTTTCAGCCGCTGACCGATCCGTTCTGGCGTCGTTTTCGTCCGTCGTGCCTCCCACGTTTCGCCCTTGTCCTCGTTCACCCACTGCCTCAATTTCGTAGGGTTTTTGCACTTTTGCACGAAATCCGCCGCAATTTGCCCCCAGCCGTGGAAAAGCGCGTAGAAAACGCTGATCTGGCACCCGTAATCGGACCCCCACCGCAGCGGCTCACCACGCAACCACGACGCATCATCCGGTGGCAAATCGCGTGCCTCCATTGCCCGCTCATGGTCGACCTCACAACCTGCCGGGACCCAGACGCCACGCATGATCATCCACGGCCTCTGCATGTCGTCCATACGGCCCTCACACCACCGACACACATAGTGGGCTGTTTTACGTGCGAGATCCGCATCAGACTGTCCAGACGGCAAGCGGTCGAAGAATATCCCGCCCGGTGCTTTGCCGTCTCCGAATTCCAGCGCCTGAAATTTGTGGCAATGCGGGCAAGGGACGTGATAGCGGTGGTTCGTGGACTGCAGCAAGCCCGTTTCGACGGCCGACTTGCCTTTGACTGAAGGCGTTGATTCGAGCACAAACTTCCGATCCGGGAATTCCGCACCGCGTTTGCGGAATCGCTCCAGCGGATCGCCTTCCGTGCTGGTCGATTCCTGCACCCATTTGTCGATTTCGTTGCCGTGCCCCACCCGAATTGACTTGTCCGCCAAGCGGCTTTTGCCTCGCGGCCATGCACCATGACACACTGACCGCCGCAATTGGATGCGCGTCTTGCTCTGTCGCTGCTGAATCGGCACCTGATCCCGCAGCCGCGGGCAGTTCTCCAGCATACGCCAGAACCGCCCGAATACACCCTTGCAATTCGTCTCGTCTGGAGTGGCAAACATCGTTTCTTCGGGTCGCAGGTCCATGCCACGCATCAACATCGCCAGACCGAAATTTGTTTTGAACATACGCGCCGCCCACTGCAACCAGATGGCTCGAAACTGCACCTGATCGTAGGCCCAACACGGCCCTTGTGGGGCTGTCACCCACGGCACCATGCTTTCGTCGAATGCCCTGCCCTGAACGTCGTAGAAGGACGTGCGCAGCCAGTCTGCCGCGGACTCAATCACCCGCGGTCGCATCATCTCCCGGCAGACTTCCACGCACAATCTAGCCATCAATCAGGTCCCCCAACCCGTCGGTAAACTCCTTTTGAATCACCCGGATTTCCTGTTCGACTCTTTCCTTCGTCGTGGCCTTGATTTCCTGCGGGACAAGCCCTGCAACTCGCTCACCGATTCCTTGCAATCGTGCTGCCAATCGTGACCACAACAGCGACATATCCCGCTCAACTTCCTCCCGCTCGATTAACAGCCCACGCTTCTGTGCGTTTTCCATAGTCCGGCGTTCGTTCACCAGTTTGATTGCCTCAACCTCCGCCTGTCTCTTTGCATCCATCGCCCCGCTGTTCTGGAGCTTTGCCAAACGCCACCGCACAACCTCGCTCAGATCATATCCGCCGTCACCTCCGGGCATGGGTGGCGATTCCGTTCGCCACTGCTTGACCGTCTGAACTGCCAGCCCGAAAAACTGCGCGACTTCCGCCAACGTACGCGCCCGCCATTTGCCGACCGCTGCCGTTCGTGCCTCCTGCTCCGCCAGCAGCTGCTCAATAGCCGCCAGATCTTCCGGCGTTTCAGCCGAGGCGAGCAATTCGGCCAGCGAGTTCACGTCGCTTCTGGTCAATGTCGCTCTCCACTGGTGCCTGTGCTGCAACGTGCAGGTGCTGGTGTGCCACGACAACCGGCGTCGGATTGTTTTGCGCGTTCATTGCCAACAGCACCCTTGCCGCTGCGTTCTTTTCGCGGTTGGTTCCGGTCGCCAATATCTGCCCGATCACGATTCCAGCCCGCTCGAAAAGCGAGTCCGGAATCTGCCAGCCCTTGCGGATTGCGGATTCCATCTGTCGCAGGTCGCCGCGGGTGTGTGCCGGATTAGTCAGGAGGGTTGTTTCTGTCATTTTTTATCTCGCCATTGATTTATTGGCGTGAATTGTCGATACTGAAAAGCGTCCGGGTCGGAATTGCACCGCCCATTTCTCAGTGGTTGTGAGATGTGTCGCTGTCAACACTTCGGACGCAAGGTGATTTCAATGCTGCATAAATGTCTGTCTGTTCGTCAGCCGTGGGTTTCGCTGATTCTCTCTGGCAAAAAAACAATCGAAGTCAGAACTTGGTCTACTAAGTATCGCGGACCACTGGTGATTTGTGCAAGCAAATCCCCGAAAATATCTGACCTGCCCACAGGCTGCGCCGTCTGTATTGTCGACCTAATCGACATCAGACCGATTGCTCATAGTGATGCCACTTCAGCATGTTGCGACGTCGACCCCTCTCGTGAATTTGCCTGGGTACTGTCTTCGCCTCGTCTCATTCCATCTTTGCCACCAATCTCCGGACGTTTGGGGATTTTTGAGACGGCCATTGTGACCGACTGACGCCCGGAATCTGTTAGCCCGATTGCCCATTTTCTTCGCGTCGTCTGTCGTTTTTCTTCGGCTTGACTTAGTCGAAAAAACCGATTGAAGTCGCGTGCGTGATACCATTTCGCTCCTACACGTAACTCCGAAACGTATGTGTGGGCCGTCAGTGGCGTCCAGCCTGCGCCTTTGTAGGCTGACGCCTTTTCTTCGCCTTCGCAATAGGTAAACATTACATGCATGTCGGGGTAGCGTTTGGCGATAATCCGTCGCGATATACCCAACGCCTGACTTTCGGAGTTCTTTGGCAACACGTCATCGCACCACATTTTACGCAGCTCGATCGTGTCACACTGTCGCAGGTCGAAACATTTCGCGGCGCCATTTGTCGCAGGACGTCCAAATGTCATCACACCATGTACGCGGTTGTTCAAACACAATGCCAGCGCCAAACCATACCGCAGCGCATCCCGAAAGTCATTCGGAACGCCTTCATCTCGCTTCACCCACAACAATTTTGCGTTGCCTCGGTTGTCCACTCGATCGCTGATCGT